ATTGATGACCGTCCTACTCGTAGTCGTTAGGCATGAGATAGTCAGCCCATTCGCAGCCATCCCAGTCGTCCTGATTCCATTCTGTATCCATAGTATATCTCCTTATGTAAATGAGGGTGTTGCCACCCTCGATTGATTAGTAGATGTCGACTCGACGATGGTCATGATACACATCGTCAGTGGATTCGAAGTGGTCCTCCGAAGTGTCAACCTCAGTGTCAGCTGACTCCGCAAGATGGCGAAGGTAATCCTCCTCCGCGATTGCGTCCTGCTCGAAGATGTCAACCTCGTGATTAGGAACATAACGCACGAGCTTGGTGTACCCTTCGAAGAAATGCTGGTCAGAGTGGTCAGCTACAACCTTAGTGTGGTTAGTAGTTGGATTGAGTATTTCAACAAAGTTAAATTGTGTCATGGTGTATCTCCTTATAAAGTTTTTAAAATATCCTAAGTGGACAGTCACCCCATCGTCACCGATTTTAATTAGGGTCAAGACTTCATCATTAGAAAGACACGTGCAATCAGACATCGTGTCGTGTGGATACAATTAGTAATAGATGTTGGTAATCTTATCACTTCAGACCTATGGCTGTTGTGCTGTGTTTTCTTATGATAAGCACTTGACGCAATTAAAATCTGTTGACTTACGGCAAAGCCGTACGCTGTCCCGCTTAGGGTCTTTTAAAAAGTTACCAGAATAAAGAACATATAGTCCTATGAGGAAACACAGTGATTAATCATTGGGTCAACCCCTTAAGGGTTGAATGATTAGAGCTGATGTTGAGCTAGGACTACTCGTCAATGTTCTGTAAGGAATGATTGCATGTTCCGTGAGCGAGACCAGAGCAAGACACGTCTTAGTACTTAGTGTCGAAGGTCTTAGGTCGAGTCGAACCCTAGTCCTGATATTACTCGATAGAGCCAAGACGATGTTGGGTTATGTCTTGGGTTTGATAGGTAGATGTAGTTTATCTACCATCAAACTATAGCAGGTATTAACTAATGATTAATAAATAGACAGTTGTTAATGTATAATTTAATATTTTATTGAGAGAAAAACTATGGAGAGAGAGTAGATGTTTGGATAGTATAATCAATATGTTAGGGCATATAATAACTATATTATGGAGAGAGAAGGATTAATAGATGTAGTAAGTAATTAATGATATACACAATAATAATAGTATTATTGATTAAGGGGGGGATGTATAAATGTTTTTTGAAATATTTTATATATAACCTACATAATTATACGAGAGGTAATTTGAAATAGAGTCCAAAATTGGATAATTTAATAGGCGAAAAAGGTCATTTTCATTCCCTTTTCTGTAAGGGAGCTAAAAAATTAATTTATTTCCAAAAACGAAAGTATAAGGGTCCTAGAGGACCTAATTGTAACAGAATTGTAATAATTGTCAAAATCTATTGACTTTTGATTAAAAGTATGGTATCATATTAGTATAGGCACAAAGAAATTAAAATGTAATTTATGTGCCTCAGATGAAGTTCTGAGTTATAGAGAAGGAAAGTTCTTCTCCTCTAGGGTTACGAAGAACTTCCCTAATTACTAATTAATAATTATAACATAACCTCTTAGGAGACAATTGTGGGTAGAAAGAGTTTAGAGCAAATAAATAAAGAAAGGAAGGCATTAGGATTACCTTTCAGGAAAAGAAAGAAGACCTTATATAAAAAGAAGGTGAAGAGTAATGCAATCTTACCAGAAACAAAGAAAAAGAGAAGTCAAGAGATTCTTGCAACTATGTTATCTACGGCTGGTGATAAGGTTGTTAAAAAGGTACTTAGCAAAGCTCTTGACGATGACGACAAAGACCAAACAATCTGTTTAAAGATGGTTATGGACAGAGTTATACCACAAGACTACATGCAAAGGGTTAAAAGAGGTAATAAGATAGAAATACAGATATCAGGAGTAGAATCTCCTGTCAATATAAACGAAGTAACTACTATAGACGGAGAAACTGTAGATGGCAAAGAATAACTGGGCTAATGAGGCATTTAAGAAAGCACAGAACTTAATGAGTAGGGGATATAATGACTTTACACCTACAACAGTAGTAACAAAAGACCAACTTAGTGACTTAAGTGATGTTATTACTACGTCCCGACCTTCAATGGTAGGACCAAACCAGTTAGATGAACATATGTTAAGTCCCTGGAATATAGAGCATACTAAACCAGAAGTAAAAGAAGAGTATGAAGCAGAAACATTTGCATATGACCCAGATAATACTCCTGTAGAAGGAATAGACTTTGAGGGTCAGGCTAGAGAACTTAATAAAGAAAGATTTGATGTATGGGATGGTTCAGAGTCAGAAGCAGGTAAATGGGCAAGAGATAATGGAATACTTAAGAAGAGACCTGATGAGAACTACCATAGTGAGAAAGAACTTAGGATGGCAGTACAATTAGTTGAGAAAGAAATACAGAAAAATTCATATAATATGTTTACTTCACAGACTCCTGAAGAGAAAGCATATAAAGATAAGAGATTAGAAGCATTAAAAAGAGAGAAAAGAAGACTTGTTGAGAAGTATCAAGCTAAATCTTGGAGACAAGATGGGACAAAAGAGAATAATAGAAAAGCAAGTGATAAGGCTAGACAAGAGATAGATGCTTTAACAGGAGCTGGAGAAGACATACAAGCACAACGTAATGCATTATCTGGAGAAAGTACTGTAACAAAAGAGAAAATGTCATATAATAATCCCGGGAATATTAAGAAAACAGATATTAAATGGGATGGAGAAGGTGAAAGTACTTATGGAAAAGGTTTTACTACTTTTAAGACACCAGAAGATGGTATTAGAGCACTAACAAAAGACTTATCTAGTAAGTTAAAAGAGTTTAATGGTGATTTAAAAGCTATGATTAGTAAATATGCACCAGAAAAAGATGGAAATGATGTTAAGAAGTATTTACAAGTAGTTCAGAAGACAGCAGGTAAGAAGTATAGGTATACAGAAGAAGATTTACAGAATATTGTAAAAGGATTTATCAGAATGGAGAATAAGAAAGAGTTAGCAGACTATTACATTAATTTAATGGAGAAATAATGGCTCTTCCAGGATATAATTCTAAAGTAGGACATGAAACACCATCTTTATTAGATACAGTGATAGGTGCTGTAAGTGAAGCATGGGAAACAGGTACGAATTGGATGGAAGAAAAAGGAACAGAGTTCTTAGAGTCTTATCCAGAGACTACAGACCCATATAAAGAAGCACTAAAAGAAGGTAAGAGTTGGAAAGACTTAACTGAAGAAGAGCAGAATGAAGTACTAGCTGGTGGTGAAGAGATGACAGACCTAGCCTTTGATTGGATGGGTGGTGGAATTGGTAAGATAGTAAGAAAAGGTGGTGAATTTATGCTACCTAAGATAAAAGATTTAGGTAAAGAAGTAGTTAAGAAGAAGCAAGGACCACTAAGACAGGCTCAAGATGATTTTAGATGGAGTAGTAATGTAGATTTACCTAAAATGTTTCATGGTATAACAGATGAGAAGCAAGTAGTAGACATTTGGAATAAAGCTAGACATCAGATGAGTAATTATGAAGCATTGAATAAGAATCTTACACCAAGACAGCAGAATGCATTTAAAACTGGATTGTATAACAGAGTAATAAGAGATTTAGAAGCAAAAGGTGAGAAATTTGCTGCTGATGTAATTAGAAGGAAGTTAGCAGAAACAAGAAGTAATTATTGGTAGGTTATGACACAATTACAGGTAAAGCTACATGATAAACAACGAGAAGTATTTGATGACCCACGCAGATTTAGAATTGTTGCTGCTGGTCGTAGGTTTGGTAAATCTAGGTTAGCTGCTTGGTTATTACTTATTGAAGCACTACAAAGTACTACTAAAGATGTATTTTATGTTGCACCGACCTTCCAACAAGCAAAAGATATCATGTGGGGAGTGTTGAAAGAGCTAGGTAAGGACGTAATATCAGCTGCACATGAGAATACAAGTGTATTAACACTAGTAAATGGTCGTAAGATATATTTAAAGGGTGCTGACCGACCTGATACCCTGCGTGGAGTAGGATTATCATTTTTGGTTATTGACGAATATGCAGATATTAAACCTAATGTCTGGGAACAGATTTTAAGACCAGCACTAGCAGATGTACAGGGTAGAGCATTATTTATAGGAACACCTAAAGGTCGTAACCACTTTTATGACTTATGGGAGTATGCTGAGAAGGAAAAAGATAAGGATTGGGTAGCATATCACTTTAGTAGTTATGATAACCCGTTAATTCCTGAATCAGAGATTGAAGCAGCTAAAAAATCTATGAGTAGCTTTGCATTTAGACAAGAGTTTTTAGCAAGTTTTGAAGCAGCTTCTAGAGACATATTTAAAGAGGAATGGTTACACTATGAAGATGCTGATGAAGAACCTGAAGATGGTAAGTACTACATTGCAGTCGACTTGGCTGGATTTGTGTCTGTGGATAAAGAAGCAGGTAACAAGAATAGGAAACTGGATGAGACATCTATATCAATCGTTAAGGTGCACCAAGAAGGATGGTGGGTCTCAGAAATAAGACATGGTAGATGGGATATTAAGCAAACATGTAATGAGATATTTAATGCAGTAAAAGATTACATGCCATCTAAGATAGGAATTGAGAAAGGGTCATTAAAGAATGCAGCAGCACCATATTTAAATGACTTAATGAAACAGAATAACATGTATTTTAGAATTGAAGATTTGAATCATGGTAATAGAAGAAAGTCAGAAAGGATAATTTGGAGTTTACAAGGTATCTTTGAGAATGGTAAGGTTACATTGCAGAAGGGTGATTGGAACAAAGAGTTTGCAGACCAATTAGTAAACTTCCCTAATGCACAGATGCATGATGATTTAGTAGATAGTTTAGCATACATACAGCAAATAGCTCAGACAGAAGTTGTGTTTGATACTGAAATAGAAGAAGAATACCAATCACTTGACTTAGTGTCAGGATATTAAGAGGATAAAGAATGGATTTAGGAAATAACCCACAGATAGGTCCAAATAAACTAGTAAGCTGGTTAACAGGACATCTTATGGACTGGAGAGATTCTAGAGATGATAATTACCTAGAGACATGGAAAGAATATGAAGCTCTATGGAGAGGTGAGTGGAGAGCTGAAGATAGACTTAGAGAATCAGAAAGAAGTCGTATTGTAAGTCCAATTTTACAAGAAGCTATTGAGAATCATGCTAGTGAAATAGAAGAAGGTGTATTTGGTAATGGAGATTCACTATTTTCTATAGATGATGATTTCATGGATAAAGATGCAAAAGATATTGATTATATGCAATCATATATGAAGCAATCTTTTAAACAGACAGGATTAAGAAAAGCTGTTGGAGATATTATACTATTAGCATCTATATATGGAACAGGTATTGGTGAAGTAGTTGTAAGAAAAGAAAAAGATTTAATACCAGCAACAGAGGTAATGAAGGAAGTAGATTCTGTAGCTATTGGTACAAAGTCTAAGGATAAAGTAACAGTTACTTTAAATCCTATTAGTCCACAGAATTTTTTAATAGACCCTAATGCAACAACAGTACAGGATGCTATGGGTTGTGCTATTGAAGAATTTGTATCTGCACACCATGTAGCTAAGAATATGGAAGAGGGTGTATATCTTAAAGCAGATTTGGGTGGTGTATCAGCAGATGAAGCAGATTTAGATGAATCTTGGATAGATGAAGATTATGACCAAGATAAAGTTAAGATTGTAAGATATTATGGTTTAGTTCCTGAGAAGTTATTAGATAGTCCTGAGAATGGAGAAGTATATACAGGAACTGGTGATATACTAGAGGAATATGGTAATTTAGTAGAAGCTATTGTAGTTATTGGTAATGATAATGTATTACTGAAAGCTGAAGCTAATCCATATATGTTAAAAGATAGACCTATCGTAGCATATCAAGATGATACTGTACCTAAGAGATTTTGGGGTAGAGGAGTAGCAGAGAAAGGCTACAATATGCAAAGAGCTATTGATGCACAATTAAGAGCTCATTTAGACTCATTGGCATTAACTACTGCACCAATGATGGGTATGGATGCAACAAGACTTCCTAGAGGAGCTAAATTTGAAGTTAGACCAGGTAAGACTATTCTAACTAATGGAGACCCTAGAGAAGTATTACAACCATTCCAGTTTGGTCAAACAGATGCTAGTAACTTAGAAACAGCTAAGGCATTCCAAACAATGTTGTTACAAGCTACTAATACAATGAATACTCAAGATGATGTTAAGCAGAGTACTGGTGGAGAATTATCAGTTGCATTAGCTACAGTCTTGAAGAAGAATAAGAGAACTTTAGTAAACTTCCAAGATAACTTCTTGGTTCCATTTATTACTAAAGTAGCACATAGATTTATGCAGTTTGCACCAGAGGAATTCCCTGTTGCAGATTATAAGTTTGTAGCTAACTCATCTTTAGGTAATTTAGCTAAAGAAGTAGAACAGATACAATTCTTGAATTTATTGAAAACTCTTGGACCTAATAGTCCTATAGTTCCAATATTATTAGAAGGTGTGATAGAGAACTCTAGTATTGAGAATAGAGCTACTTTAATAGAAACATTAAGAAAAGGTAAAGAAGCACAAGATAAGCAACAAGCCCAAACAACACAGATGCAAATGGGTCAAGTACAGGCAGAGATAGCTCTTAATAACTCTGAAGCTCAAGAGAATATGGCACAAGCACAGAAATATCAAGTTGATGCACAGTTAGCTCCACAAGAGATACAAGCTAAACTTATGTCTGCTTTAGCTACAAATCTACCGAGCGAATCAGATGAAAGAGAGTCTGAGTTTAAACGTAGAAAAGAAACAGCAGAAATAATGCTTAAGAAAGCAGAGTTAGATATCAAAAAGCAAGATATGATAGATAACAAAGAGATTGTTAAGCTACAGATGCAACAAAAGCAACGAGCTTAATATAGCAGTGTAACATCAATGTTGACTTTATGAACTTCAAAAGAGGGAGTATCTCAACAGAATTTGTTCTTTTAATAACTTTTTAGGAGAAAAACAAATGAAATGGACTAAACCACAAGCAACAGAAATGAGATTTGGTTTTGAAGTTACAATGTATGTAATGAATAAATAAGGTATATTGAATGAATAAAGAATTACAACAGTATTACGAAGATAGATTTACAATGTTTACTACTAAAGGATGGAAAGATTTAGTAGAAGATGTAGAAAAGATAAGAGATAGTATTAAGATTGAAGATATACAGGACGAGAAAACTTTATTTGCACGAAAGGGTGAATTAAGAATCATGAACTGGTTAATCAATTTGAAACAAGTTTCAGAACAAGCACATCAGGATTTAGAAAATGAAGATACTGTTTGATTTTGAATGTAAGGATTGTGGTGTATTTGAAAAGATAATTGAATATACTACAACAACAGATTGTCCAACATGT